TTACCGTGCCTCGAAGGCAGGGTTAAAGGCATAGAAGTTATTCGCGTCGAGCCGGTCTGTGACCATGCGGAGTGCCTCACCGAATCTCTGGAAGTGAACGATCTCACGTTCTCTTAAGAAGCGGATCGGATCACATACCTCCGGATCCTTCACCAGACGCAGGATATTATCGTAGGTGGTTCGTGCCTTCTGCTCAGCGGCCATATCTTCAAAGAGATCCGTGACCGGGTCCCCCTTCGACTGGAACTCCAGTGAAGTCTGTGGGATGCCCCCTGCAGCGACGGGCCAGACGCCCAGCGTATGATCCACATAGTACTTGTCGAAGCCGCTTTTTTTGATTTCCTCGGGCGTCAGATCCTGGGTCAGCTGTTTGACGATCACACAGATCATCTCCATGTGCGCCAGCTCCTCTGCTCCATGATGTTGTCTATCAATATTTCAACTGCACAGACAGTTCAATCGGCGGACTATTCCAGCGTCCTCCGACAGGGAGAAGAGTGTCGGAAGAGCGTTTTATCCGTTTCGGTGTTCCTCTGTGATATTCAATCCGCTGGATGCAGCTCTTCAGGATCCTGTTCTTTGCTTTAGCCGTGGCAGATCCGGAGCGGAGAGCAGCAACCGCATCCTCGAACTGATAGATCTTCTGTTCATAGATTGTTCTGTCGGGCACTGCAGCCAGAGCCTTATCCAGTGCTTTTTGATTCTCTTCTTTCTCATACAATACTTTCCTGTTCAGAAATTCAAACACTTCTTTCGGCATTTTCTCTTCCGAATATTTTTCCCATTGCGAGATCTCTTTCTTTTCCAGTTCTGCTTTTCGGCGCGTCAGGACTTCTAACTGTTTTTGCAGGGTACCGCCGTCCTCCATCTGGTCAAGTTCGACTTTAAAGGCTTTTATGTGCTCTTCAAGAATTTGGCAGACAAGTTCCGTCAGTTCTGTGACCGTACAGGAGCCGGTCCGGCAGAAGGACGAATCATTGCACAAATAGCGTGGAGCGCTGCGCAAAGAACCATCCGGGCGCTTGTAGATGCGATAGACCATTGCATGACCGCAGGAGCAGTATAATAGCCCTGCAAATGGATTTATTAGCTCTTTATGGAAGGATTCCCGGGTATGACGGTGTAAACGATCCTGGACGGTCTCAAAGACGTTATCAGGGATAAGAGCTTCGTGTCTGCCGGTGGCGATGATACATCCGTCTGTATTTCTGGGACGTGATTTTAAAATTTCCTGATCCTCGACTGTCGTGACCGTCTTCCGGGCATCCCAAACGACCTTCCCATTATGATGGGGGTTGCTCAATATGCCGCGGATGGTGGAAGCGTTCCAGTGCTTCCCGGAGCGGGGAAGTATTCCCATTTGGTCAAGATGCTTTGCAATAGCTCCGGGGGACATATGATCTTCGCTGCAGAGTTTAAAAATCAGGACTACCACATCGCTTTCTGCATTCCTTACAAGGGTGGGACATTGCTTTTTACCAACAGTCACCCATCCGCGGTCCCAGCCATACGGCGCTTTAGAGCCAACATAATTCCCTTCCAGGACGGACTGAAGGCGTCCGCGGCTAAGGATCCGCTTCGTGTACTCAAGATACTCATTTCCGCGCTTCAGTTCGCGCTCAAAGGCATCCCTGTCATACTCATCATCAATATTATAAGTCCGTTGCGGAGTGATCACCTGTGTGTTGGTGTAGCGGAAGAGTTTGATCAAACGGCCGGCATCCTCCAGATCGCCGCGGGAGAGACGCTGGATCTCCACAACGAGCACCGCTTTAACGGCAGGAGATTCCATCCGTTTGAGCATTTTCTGGACCTCAGGACGTGCTTCAATCGTCTCGCCGGACACAATTTCACGATAAATATTTTCTTCCGGAATGGGGGCTGTCAGATGGGTTGAGGCCCATTCTGACAAGATCGTCTCATGCCTCTGCAGAACTTCCTCGACGGACAGGAGAGGGTCATCCGATCTTGACTTGCGCAAATAGATGAGTATTTCTTCTGGCTTATAATCGATTTGCTGATAATACATAGCATCATCCTCCGTTAAAAGCATATTTTTGAGAGCAAAAATGTATGATTCTGTTATCAACCATTTAAAAAAGGTACAAAAATAACAGCCAGAGAAAAGATCGTCTCTTGCAAGGCTGTTCCGAAAATGATACAATATGTTTGCGTATATAGGGTATCATTTTCGGATGGTTACCTAACGCCCCTGTTAGTGCAGGGGCGTCTTTTTTATTGCTGAATTTCTATGACTTTCTTGGCAATTACTGCAGTGGACTCTTGCGTATAAACTTCAATGGTCAGAGGGTCATTTGTTGCAGTACTATAACGATATAAAACATCGAATGTAAAAGAATCTCCTGGATCGATAGTTACTTGGTATCTGCTGTTTGCAATGTCTCCGGAATCAGATGGGGAGTACTCCGATACTAGGGTTCCGTTCTGATATCCTCCAATAGTGTATACATCATAAACCCCTAAAGGGATATCACTGTTGTTTGTGAAAGTAAAACCTACATCAACAGCAGGATAACCTTCGTTGTCTTCAGAGAATTCGAAATCACCGATTTGTAGAGACGTATCATTGAGTTCAACGTAGTCTGTAACAGCATATCCAGATTCTTCAAACGGTATAATGCTATAATATTGTGCTTCAACATATGGTTCGGAAGCAGTCATTTGGATAAAATCAGTTTCGCTTGTCATTCCCTTATAAGTCCCCCATATTTCTATAATGTCTTCATTTAAGGGTCTGTCACCATCGGGATCATAAGGAAGCAAGACAAGGATTTCATTTGTTTCATATCCGTAATCGTCTAAAAAACGTGCAAAACCGCCTATTAGGTCAGAACCATTATCAGAAGTTTCTCCGAGTTTGACAGTAAGATGGACATCTTTGCCAACATAATCATTGTTCCTTGCAAGATTTTCATAAGAAACGTCCTGGCAAGAGGCTTTAAAGTCCTCCTCTGACTTAGCTGCATCATTTTCTTCAGCTGCATCAGAAACTATTACCTCCGGTGAGGACGATGAAGAAGCACCTGATCCGCAAGAAGAAAGAGCAACAACAGATGTAGCAGATAAAAGAATTGCAAAAAATTTCCTTTTCATAGATTAAAACCTCCTAATATCATTCTTTAGTATTCTTTTATTTTTCCACTTTTTCAATTACTTTACCAATTAATCTTATCTCTTCGTTTCCAGGAATATCAGGATAGTCATGATTATGGGAGATGAGCCCATTAGGACCATACTCTTTTACATAACATTCATTCCCAATCGTAAAGATTCCGATTTCGCCATGCTGCAGATTTTCAATTTTTTCTATATATAGCAATTCTCCATCATGGTAATCCGGCTCCATGCTGTCACCATTGACGCCGATCACGAAGTCGGCACCAGGAACAAAGGGAAGTTCAATGGTATCCGTAGGAATATCATCAAAATAGAATCCGGATCCGGCACAAGCAATCTTGTGGACATACGGATAAACACGAGACGAGGAAGGCCTTACACTGTGCTTGCCAGCTTCACGGATCTGCAGGGTGCGTTTAAATTCACGATCGAGAATATAAGTAACGGTCTCTTGGCCAAAGGGATCGAGTTTTCTATACGTATCAATGAGTTTCCATTCCTGATCATCGGGAATAGAGTAGTCAATTCCGATGTCCCCGAATGTTTCTAAAATGTTCTTACATGAAAATATTTGACACAATGCCACAAAAATATCAGCATTTGGCATGCGAATGCCTTTTTCATATCCATATAATGTTTTATCAGAAACCTCAAAACCCATCTCTGAAAGTCGCGAACTAACATCTTTTGCAGTCATTTTTGCATTTTCGCGCAATTTCTTTAAGGTTGCTCCAAGTTTATTTTCCATTCTTTCCACCACCTTTTCTAAAAATATATAACACAATTTTAGCATAGTCAATAAAAATCTTCGCCACGAAGAAAATATTTTTAAAAAATCTATTGACATTCTTCGTAGCGAAGTCTATCATACAATTAAAGTCTTCGATGCGAAGAGTTTGGAGGTGATTATAGTGAGCATATCGAAGAAAATAGGAATGTATATGAAGGAACGTGGAATCAACTTAGCTGAGGCGGCCAGGAGAACGCAACTTGACTATCAGAGCCTGTATGCAAGCTTGTATGATGAAAAACGAAATCGAGATCTTCGGACTGAAGAACTAATCCCCTTATGTATATTTCTTGGAGTAGACCCAAGAGATTTCGCAGAACCAAGAAAGGAGTGAGAAGATATCGAATTTCACAGAAGAAAAAAATGCACTGTGATAAGGACAAACAAAGGAGTCATATTATTTTGAGAACAAATCAGAAGGGAGAACATCATGGGAGACAGATATGAAGATCCTGTAATCCACAAATTCCCGAATGCGACAGTCAAGGTGTACAAACCGATCCTGACAGAGGAAGAGAGGACACGAAGAGAAAATGAGTGTAAGAAGGCCTGTGCTGAGATGTTCCGGAATATGGAACAACGCGCAGAAAAACAAAGTTCCTGATTGGCTCCCGTACAGGGAGCCATCGGACAAGCTTAATACAGAAACAGAATAGAAAGGAGAAAAATATGAGAGAAGTCGTGATCAAGTGTGACAGATGCGGGAAAGTGATCCATGATCTTCCGGCCAAGGTGAGCATTTTACGGACCCAGAGGACAAGCGATACAAAGTTCGATGGTGTGTATGAGCCGGACATGGAGCTGTGCCTGGAATGCGTGAATAAGCTGATTGTATTGATTGATAACTTTGCAACGGCGAGGCAGCGGAGAAAGATTTCCTTCCAGGAGCTGCTGGGGGAAGAAGAACTTGATGAAGTGTGGGGCGAACCGATCGATCATGATTAAGGAAGAGAAAGTTGTACCGGTACAACAGGAAGGGGCTGTCAGGTGAACAATGGACATATTCAGAAAAATGATTGAGCAGAAGTTACAAAGGGAAATATCCAGAAGCCTGCGTGCCAGGAGCAATGTGGATCTGAAGGATATGGCAGTCGCATATCACAAAAATGCATTACAGGAGCTGCTGTTTACGGCACATTGCAAAGTATACGGCAAAGAGGATACCTACGTGGTAGAAGGCAAGATTGATGATATGGGTGAGATCTTTCTGCACCCGGAAAAGGAGGCAATATGAAACGAGCAGGAGAAACCTGCGCACTGCTGGGACTGTTCCAGATGATCCTGTTGGTTTTGACCGCCGGCACACAGAGTGGGATCAATGCAGTCGGAGCAGTGGCATGGTTTGTGACAGCATTCCTTATGATGGCCATAGGTATTGTGATTATAGAGGAGGCAGAAAAAGAAAGGAGAAGAAAGCGTGAACATCACAGAAAAGTTTATTGAGCGCATTACGGCGGGGAAGATCAAGGCAAAGACCATTCCGACGGCTTACGGAGTCCCGGCAGATGCGGTCATCGCGGCAGCAGGAACGGTCCAGGATGATAATCAGACATATATCTATGAATCCGGACATGGATCTTACTATTGCCTCTCAGAGCGCATGCTGGCATATGCAGCAGCCATAAAAAGTTGAAGGCCAGACGAAACGAATCGCCCGGCCTCCGGAAATGCTACTAATTGACAAAAATATTATAGCATTTCCGGTCAGAAAAAGCAAGGAAAACGGGGGGATTTTTGCTCCCCGTGAGACCTTGATAAAGATATTAAAGATAGGACAGAAATGCGATGGTAAAGAGAAAAATTTATAAGCTCCGCAAGGGAGAGATCATAGAGGTAGAAGAGTTCCATGACGGGAGATATGGAGCACCGGGGACACCCAGACAGAAAAAGAAGAGACCAACGAAAGAACAGATCCAGCGGATCAATGAATTGAACAAAGCGAAGAGATGCCGGCACCGGCTCGTGGAGTATTTTGGTGAGCATGATCTGTTCGTCACATTGACTTTTACACCAGATAGCCGTCCTCCGGATATGGCTGCGGCCAAGATGGATTTCACAAAGTTCATCCGGAAGGTGAGAAAAGAGTACAAAAGATCAGGGGAAGAACTTTACTGGATCCGGAATATAGAAAGAGGCACCAGGGGAGCATGGCACATCCATCTTGTGGTGAACAGGATCCGGGGCTCCGGAGACATCATCATGGAGGCCTGGCCATATGGCAACGTGTATATCGGCAGGATCCGGAACAATGCGAAGGTCTATGATGAGGACATGACGAAGCTGGCCAACTATATCACGAAGTCAGAGCATACCACTTATAAGAAGGCAGATGGCAGCAGGGGGAAATCCCGCATCAGTGAATCCAGTTACAGCACATCCCGCAATATGCCGTTGCCGGAGCCGAAACAGCAGAAGCTGATACGCTGGAAGGCAGAGCCGAAAGCAAAGAAGGGGTACTATATCGAAAAGCATCATGAAGGCATCAATCCTGTGACCGGATATAAATACCGGCGATACACCATGATCAGACTGAACAGGAGGATTTGAAGTGAAGCAGGTGAAATTGTACATAGAGGCTACTTATAAGGGTCTTCGTCCGCAGGACGGCAGATATGGATATGTGTTAGCCTGTGAGACTTCCAGAGGACTGTTCACCAGTGCCGGAGCCGGGAGGGAAATGGCAAACTTCCAGAGACTGGGTCTGATGGCGGCGCTGGATGCGCTTGGCCGAATGAGAAAGCCGTCAGACATCATGATCATCACAGATTGTGCACATTTGGTATCCGCTTATATGGAAGGGTGGTTGGATAAATGGCAGGAGAACGGCTGGAAGAGCACAAAAGGGAAGGAAATAGTGAACCATGAACTATGGGAACAGCTCTATAAGTACAGCCAGGTACATCTAATCGATGCTGACTATGCAGAGAAACATGAATTCTCCTCCGTGCTGTTGGCAGAGATGGAGATGGCTAACCTTGAAATTGGCCAGAAGACCCGCCTGGATACCCTCGAAACCCGGAGAAATACATGAGAGTGCGCCATAAATCGGAAAATACGTATTTTTACGAAGAATTTCAAGCGAAAACAGGGATGCCATTGGGAATTGCGCTAATAGGGGATGCAATCGGAAATACGTAGAAACAGAAAGGAAAGGAGGGAAGCATGGAGAAATATATCAAAGCGGAACCGCTGAAGAAAAAGATTGCAGCGACGCCATATCTGCAGAAATACCCGAATATCGTCAGGCTGACACTGGAACATATCGATGAGGAGCCGGAAACCAGCCTGTCAGAACGGGAGCAGGATCTTAAGCGGGAGAGGGACGACATGACGCAGCTGTATCGTCTGTCACAGGACAAGGTCCAGAGCCTTGCGAGGGAGCTGCGGATGTATGAGGAGACAGTGGACGCAATAGGAGGATGATATGCGAACAGTAGAGAGTTTTGCACAGGTGGACTTCTCCGGCCTGACAATACCGGTGATCGTGGTGTATTTCCACCCGGATGACGACCCGGAGATGTGTGTAGCGAGGGTGTTCGACATGGACAAGCCTACAGACACGCTCATGCGGGCAGAATCCATCTGGACGCTGGAAGAGGATATCCGGCGCAGCACAAGACTGATCAGACTGGAACGAATGGCAGGGGATGAGCCTCATATTGTCAGTGTTTGGATGTAAAAAACGGCCATTGTAACTTATAAAACAACTAAGCACGCACTAGGTAATGGTTTTTTGTATCACAAAAATAAATAAAACGGCAGCAGTTGGCCGTGCTGCCGGGGGAGGTGGAAATGAGCGAATTGATCAGGATCGATCTCTGCGAAGGGGCAGAGATGATGATAGAAGTGACTCCTCAGATGGTAAGAGACCTGAGGCAGTGTAACGAAGAAGACATAGAGGTTATCCGGACTTGCAGGAACTGCAGTTGGCAGGGGAAAATATTCAGCATCTTCACGGGCGAGGACATCGCGCTCTGCGGATGTGAACCAGTCACAAAGGCGGTGCTGGAACGATGAGCGGGCTCCTGTACCCAAAAACGCCCACAAAGAAAAAGAGGAAGAAGCATGCCAGGAGCATCATCCAGGAGAAGGACGGCACCTGTTATCTGTGCCGGCTCTCCGGGAACTGGTATCCGCAATATGTGCATAAGCATCATATCTTCGGCGGCCCGCTCAGGGACAAGTCAGAAGCATATGGCCTGACGGTCTATCTATGTGTGAACCATCATGAGTTAGGAGCCGAAGCGGTGCACCGGAATAAAGAGACGATGCGCTTCCTGCAGCGGATCGGGCAGCAGGCATTCGAAAAGATCCACGGACATGAGAAGTTTATGGAGATGTTCGGGAGGAATTACCTGTAGTTGTACCGGTACAACCATTTTGTTGAGGTCAACAAAATGATAACGGACGGAAAGAGCGAGGTATAGACAATGACAAAAGCTGAAGAGACCCGGAAAGCCAAGGCGGTCCAGCTTCGTTATAAAAGGCCAATAGTGAAAGACATCAACCTTTGGAGAATTCAGGAAGAGCTGGATGAGATTTCTTACGAATGCGATGAGGTCCGGTATTACTGGGAAACAGACGACGATACACTCCTCAATGCGCTGGATGGTAATGAGAATGAAGCATACGAATTCAGAATGGCATTCGCTGATTTGTGCGCGGAGTGTGAGCAGATGCGAGAGGATCTTCAGAATGAGTACGTACCGGAATGCTTCGATCTGCTGTTTGTGGCAGCAGGAGCCGGCGAACAGGGCGGCGGGTATCTCGGATGGGATTCTTACGAACATGACTATTTCGGGATCAACTGCATGGATGAGTTTGTTACAGGTGAGGCCGCAAAGAAGCTGAAACAGATGACAAAGGATCAGATCATTGAATGCCTGGGAGCATGCCTCAAAGTGCTTTACGCATACATTGGTTTGCGCTATCGATACGACAGCCTGAAAGCAGCATTCGACATCCTAAGGGATGAGAACACGGGGATATTGAAAGTAACAAAGCAGATTGAAGAACTCTATGATCAATGTGAAGCGGAGCAGTTTTGGGAATACGCAAAGCCTGTAAAGGAATTCGATAACCTGTTGAAAGCGGTTCCGCAGGAGCAATGGTTATAAAACAAAAAGAAAGAGAGGAAATGCTATGTACGACAAATTTGGAGAATTTGCATCAGTGGAAGAACTGAACAGGGCAGCAGCTGCCCAGAAGGCCGAGGGAGACGAAGAAGCTCTGATCGCATTGGCCGAAGAGAACGGCATCGATAAAGATGATGCACTGGACTACATGGACGACTGTGTGGAAGAACTGGCCACGCCGCTCATGGCGGCCCTGGGCAAGCTTAAGGTAGAAAAGGAGGATCTGAAGCTGGAAGGCATCCTGAAGGACTGGGCCGAGGAAATAGAGGCCATGTGCACGGAGAACATTGGCCTGTGCAGAGCAGTCCGTGAGAAAGGGAAGGATCTGGCCGGATACCTTGCCATGACAGCAGAGGCAGGCTTTAAAAATGCCGCGACAGTAGATCCGAAGATCGTGCAGCGGACATCAAGACAGATCCGGAACATCGTCGGTAATCATCCCTTAAAAATCGGGGTTCCGGACAAGCTGACAAGAAGATATTTGATCAGAGAGTACTATCTCGGAAAGGAGGGCGCATGATCGCATATAAAGGATTCAGTAAAGACTTGACAAGCGTCCTCGGGAATGGGATCAAAGAGCGCTGCACTTTTGAAGCGGGTAAGACCTACACAGAAGAGGAGAGCAAGACTGTGCGCAGTGGCTTCCATTGCTGCGAAAATCCATTTGACTGCCTCCAGCACTATGCCATGGATGGAAAGAACCGATTCTTCCGCATCGAGGCAGCAGGAGACATTGATGAGGCCGGTGATGAGAAGATTGCCTGCACACAGATGACGCTGGAGAAGGAATTGACCCCGCTGGAATTTGCGCTTGCCGGGATGCAGTATATCATCGCCCATCCGGAGAGGGACGGATGGCAGCAGGACCGATGGAACGTCATCGTGAAACAGGACAAGGCGGAGATATCGAAAAACCACGACGTCATGATCGCCATAGCCCGCGGCGAAAAGCCGAAAGTGAAGGCTCCGGCCGGCGCGATCATGGGACTGCTGATAGACGGAGAGATCGAGGACGGGGTACCCGGAATCGTAGGCGCAAAGGTGTGGATCCAGAAGGCAGAGCATGCCGGGAAGTGGTGCTACATGGACGACGCAGGCAAAGTCAGGGAGGTGAACGATGAAGAAAAAGCTGATTGAGAACACACCTCCGCTCCCCTGCCCGGAAGGGATCTTTGATTGGTGGACGACGGTACAGCTGGAAGCAGGCATCCTGATACTGGATACATACCATCACGGCATCCTGTATGCGAGGCACGGCATGAACGTTGAGACAGGAGAGCACGCGACTTATCGGAATGATAAGTGGAGCTCATGCAATATCTGTGATGCGATAGGCCTGCACAGCTGGTGGATCACAACGGACGATAAAGAAAGACATTTCCGGATATCCGAGAGGGACAGGTCCTTTTTAAGAGACCTGCTGGAGATCAGAGGGTATCAATGGAGACGGCCGCAGCCATTCGAGACCATCCTGGGGATGGAAGAGGATTTCGACCGGATGAGGAGGGAAAAAACGGAGATGAGCAGAGTCGCACGTGTGAACAGGATGATGAGCATGGTCCCGCAGATGCCGGACAACCTGGAAGAATGGATCGACCAGAGACGGCTCGGCGGCGAGAATTACATCCTGAAGGCCAAAGATGCGGAGCAATGGAGCTGCTCCGCCTGCGGTCAGGAATTTACAAAAGATGAGATACGGACGGCAGACGGGAAGAAGCCACGTAATAAAGACAAGGTCATATGTCCGCACTGCGGGAAAACGGCCGTATACCTTGCCAGAAAGAAGTGTGTAGATATCCTGACACAGTTCGCACTCGTACAGCCGATCGATGACAAGTACAGTGTCGTGAGACACTTCGACGTGAATATCTATTGCGGAGGGAGGAGGAAACAGGTCTATCTTGATGAGGGGACACGGATCATCCTGTTCAAGGACTTTGGCCCGAAGATATGGCTGGGGCCGGAGGGCAAGCCCTGCAGCCTGTACCATAACCAGTATCCAAGATATTCTTATGGCGGCGTAGCAGGCACATTTGATAACAAGAGCAATCCGGCGAACAGACGGATCCGGGCAGGGTACCTTTACGATGACGGGATAGAGGAAGCGTTCAGGGACACGGCATATGAAGACTGGGGCAGGCTCTTTGCCCAGATGGCGGCAGCAGGCGTGGAATTGAATTATAACGCACTGATGACCGCATACCGGGATAAAGCGCTGATCGGCATCACGGAGCTGTTGTTCAAAGGCAGGTTCCAACGTCTGCTCAAAGAGACGTCGGATAGGATCAATGTGTGGGATGGCCAGTACTATGGTTCACTCGACAGAAACGGAAAGACCATGGAAGAGGTGTTCGGTCTCCGCGACCGGCAGCTGATCAACCGGATCCGGGAGAAGAACGGCGGAATATTGGCGGTGAACTGGATGCAGTGGGGAGAACGGCATCACACAAAGATATCAGAACAGGCCTTTAAGTGGGTCCTGCAGAACAACATTGCCCCGAATAACCTGTGCTGGCCTTTGTGCCGCATGACACTGGAAAAGACAATGAACTATCTGGAACGGCAGAGAAAAGAATCCTATCCCGGCAAATCTCTTGGCCAGGTCATGGATGCATATGCTGACTACATGGAGATGTGCAAAAAGCTCAAGAAGGATACCACTGATGAAATGATATATCGTCCGCGGGAACTGAAGCGCCGGCATGATGAGGCAGTTCTGGAGATCGAACAGAGGGAAGCGGAGCTGAAGGCGGAGGAATATTCCAGAAAATTCAAAGAAGCCGAAAGTGTGCTGCAGGAGATCGCTGAAAAATTCACCTACCAGGGGAACGAGTATTTTATTAAAGTGCCGTCCCGGATCATTGACATCGTGCTGGAAGGCCGAGCGCTCCATCATTGCGCCGGCGCCACTGACAGGTATTTTGACCGGATCAAGCAGCACGAGACGTATATCTGCTTCCTGCGTAAGGCAGCAGAACCGGACACGCCATTCTATACGATCGAAGTAGAACCGGGCGGAACGATCCGCCAGCATCGGGGATATCTGGACGAAGAGCCAGATATCGAACTCATAAAGCCATTCTTAAGGGAGTGGCAGCAGGAGATCCGCAAGTGGATGAGCAAACAGGATCATGAACTGGCAGCAGCCTCAGCGGTGAAGAGGGAAGAGAACCTGCAGGAGCTGCGGGAAAAGAACAACACAAGAGTATTGAATGGCCTCATGGAAGATTTCATGGAGGCAGCAGGATAAGGAGGGAATCATGGAACAGATAATGGAATATAAGACCTATCAGGAATATAAGCAGCAGCTCGATCAGGAGCTGAACCAGACCGCGGAGGGATTTGTGCGGATCGGATACCTTTTAAAGATTGCCAGAGACACAGATATCCTGAAGGAATCCGGGTATACGACCGTCGCAGAATTTGCCAAAGCAGAATATGGACTTGATAAGACACAGGTCAGCAGATTCATCCACATCAACGATAAATTCTCGGAGGACGGTTATTCCGACCGCCTCCAGGAGAACTATCAGGGATTCGGCTTCTCCAAGCTGTCCCTGATGCTTCTGCTTCCAGATGCAATCAATGAGAGCATCACGACGGAATATTCCAAGGCCGACATTCAGGCCATCAAGGATGAAGTGGATGCCGAAAATAAGGTATCAGACATTGAGCGCATGATTGAACAGGCCGAAACTCCGGCAATGCCGGGCAAAGAAATCGACAGAGTCATCCGCCAGCTGGCCGAAGACGAACCGGAGCTCTACATAGAGATGCACAAAGCGCTCAAGGATCCGAACTGGACCATGGAGGACATCAAAGAGAACATGGTACCGGATGGGGATAAGACCTATAGTATCCGGATCCCGGGTATGGGGCGCATGATGTTGATGCTGAACACGGAAGGGAATATCACCCTGGTGAATGTCCGGAGCGGCAAAAGAGATGTATATGAGTGGGGGGCAGACATGTCCGGAGCCTGGCTGTATCTGATGGACTTTGACGTTTCCCCGGAAGAGAGCTGGTCAAAAGAGTTTGGGCGAAAATGCCCGGTTGTACCGGTGCAACAGAAATCAGTCAGCCTGGCTGATCCGCTGCCTAAAAAGAAAAAGCCTCAGCCAAAGAAAGAGGCTAAGGTCAAAAAGGCAGTCCCGGAGTGGGAGAGCAAATACAGTGCTGGTGATGAGGTCGTATCGACCACTACCACGCATGGCAAAAGGGGAATCCTCAAGCGGAAGCGTGATCGGAAAGCCGACTGGGAGGTCCAGGTAGGAGGATATATCGATATCTGGGCGGAAGCCTTTTTCAAAAAATATGATCCGGAAGAAGAAAAGAAGCTGGAAGAGGCGATGAATCCTCCGGAGGAACAGGTACCTGGGCAGAGATCAATCACAGAATACCCGGAATACATGCCGGAAGCAGAGATGATTCCGCCGGAACAGACGGAAGTAGTCGATACGGCCACCGAGGAACCTGTCAGTGCAGCAGGCATACCAAAGACCGAAACGGCAACGTGCATGAATGAGGAGAACATGCAGGTTAGAACCACAGATGAGCCAAATGACGAAATGGCAGCAGGACAGAAAGAGGAAGAACCGGATATGACGCAGAGATCGATCCTGAAGCAGATCGATACTCTGAAAAGGGACGTCATGAGCCGGAGCTGGCAGCAGGCGCAGATAGATATTGATATGATCAAAGACTCCGTTAACAGGGTGCTGGGTATGGCGGAGTCAGACGATGATGAGTCTGATGACTGCTATGAGGATTGAGGTGATTAGATGAGTGAAAAAAGAGATACTGTCAATAGACAGATGGCGGTCAATGCGCTTAAATCCAGAGCGATGTGTTTATATGGAGTGGAAGGCGACAAAGGAGAAACCTGCAAAGAAGCAGCGCAGGTAATTGAAGCGTTACCCTCTGAACGAAACGATCGTAGAGGCAGATTGGAGGATGAAGAATATTGTGCTGAATGTAATCACATAGAAATGTGCAGCTGGTATCCATATGATGGTTGCGAGTTCCGGGATATAGGTTATAAAACAATTCCGGATGAGAAGGAGAGAAAATTATGAATTACCCAATATGTAAGAACAAAGGATCCTGCATATTCCGCGACGAAAAGAAAAGGTGTTTGACATTAAGGGATACAAAATTCGAGGACAGGGAATGCCATTTCCGAAAAGAATCTATAGGAGGAAAGAATATGTACGACAAGAGGTATGGAAATGACACAAAGCCATGAATACAAAGGATATGTTCTGATTCAGGTATCGTACAACCGACACTATATTGTTCTGAACGAAAAAGGGGAGCTGGTCATGCGTGCGCCGGCAGACCACATGCTGACAGAGCAGGAGGCCCGGGATGCGATTGACGGATATCTTGCACTAATGGCATAAGAAGGGGGCAGAAGAATGAACGATAAGATCTGCAGAACCTGTGGCGCGACCTTTCGCGCCACGAGGATAGACAAGATCTATTGCAGCAAAAAGTGCTGTAACGAATGGAACAGAGCCAGAAGGCTGGGAATAGAAGTGAGAGAGCCGGGTGCCAAGAGAAAAAGAGGCAGACCAAGGAAAGGCGTTGGTCCATACGAACACAAGAACAGGGTAACCGATCAGCCGGGAAATGAGCAAGACATGACAATTGCCCAGATGAATGCGCTGGCCAGGCAGCAGGGCAAAACATACGGTCAGCTCCAGGCGGAACTGTATGCAAAAAGGGACAGGAGGGGAAAAGATGAACTTTAAAGTTGGAGATAAGGTGAAACTGAAAGATGGTCTTGAGGAAGGTAAGGAGTACGGTGGAGTGACTCTGCTTAAAGATATGCAGTTTTATGGAGTTACAGAGATTGCGGGCGTAACGGGGAATGAATATTATGACATTGACGCCAATAGTTTCCGTTACGCACCCGAAATGCTTGAGCCGTATCCGGAAGAATTAACCGCGGAGGAAGCATGGGAAACAGCAAGAAGGCTATGTTCAAACCAGAGAGACGGAGGATTGTCCTGGTGGGAGTTGGTGGAAATATTCGGGACACCATATTTTGATGAACTCTTTGAACAAAACACAGTCTACGAAGCAGCTGAAAAAATCCGTAAATGGGAAAAGAACAAGGTGATCCAGTACGGCGATGTGGTTAAGTATGACGGCAAGAGATACATTGTTGGGAAAGTAGCGGGCGATTACATAAGGGTATTTTCGAGTGATATGTCAGTGTTGGCCACAAAGGAAAGCTTAATAAAACTCGGCCACATCGACTTGGACAAACTGATGGAGGATATAGATGCTGATTAAGATATTTGCCCTTTGGGGAATAGTGGAGACGTCGGTCATAGTTATATCACTGGTCAGTGTCTTGATCGAGATAAGACATTCGGTGCATGACCCGGAAGACAGGCCAAAACAGGAAGAATGAAACTGACAGCAGGAGAGGAGATGGGAATGGTGCAGCAGGACAACGAAGACAAAAAAGAATACTTGAACAGCTATTACTATCTGACCCTGGAAGAGAAGAGGATAAGTGATCGAATCGGGTATCTGACATCTCTTCTTGCCGGATCTGCGGTGCAGTACTCTCTTGCACCAAAGACACCGAATCCGAACCGTGATCTGTCAGATGACTTTGTCGCAATAGAAGGAGAGATCGAACGTCTGCACAAAAAACGGAGACAGGCGATCAGCAGGTACCGGGAAATCGAAAACGCTATTGAACGAGTCACAGATAAAAATGAACAGGAAATTTTGAAAGCCAGATACCTTGAATGCATGAAATGGAAAGATATTGTAACAAGAATGAGTTATACATATCAGCATATACTACGGCTCCATGGAAGTGCGCTGCATCATTTTTCCGTGCCAAAAAGCAAAGATGTGATAGAATGTGACTAAATAATGTGCTATTATGGTATCGTCGAAAGAAAGATAAAGAAAAAGAAACATACAGAACAGAACAGAACAGACGCACTCGGAAGGGTGCGTTTTTCTTTGCCCGGGTGAAATACAGACCGGAATCATATCCCTCCTTTCATTTCAAGTGGAGAGGCTTACCCATGGCCTCTCCGAAAGCGGGAATTTCGGTACCTTAGTACCGTTAAAAGCCGTCTGGTTGTACTGCTAACAGCTGGGCGGCTTATTTTATCAAAAACGAAGGTGAGGCGATGGCAGGGTATGAAAACATAAAAGACAAAGGGTTTGACCATCGAACCACGGGGGAACTACGGGAGATCGCAAAAAAAGGAGGCAGGGCATCCGGAGAGGCCAGACGCCGGAGAGCAGACTTCCGGAGGACATTGAACAAGCTCCTGACGCTGCCGATAGACAGCCCGGAATGGACACCGATCTTGGAGTCCCTTGGTCTGGAAGCGAATCTGGAGAATGCAGTCAACATGGCCATGGTCAAAGAAGCCCTCCTGGGGAATGTAAAGGCTTATGATGCGATCGCCAGATACTCCGGGCAATCGACCAAAACAGAAGCCGATGACGAAGAGCAGAAGATCCGTACTGACCGGGCAAGGCAGGCCCGGAATCAGGAGGTCGGCGATGAGGATAATCAGGATGAGAACATCAGAAATTTCCTCAATGCGGTAAGGCCGACCGAGGAAGAGCTCACGAGGCTGTTCAGAGAAGAGGATGAGACAGATGCCGAAGAAACGTAAGAAGCAAGTGCTGTTCAAGTTCGCCCCGTTTTCTGACCAGCAGAAAAGGCTGATGCACTGGTGGAGGCCACAGGTAAGCGCCAGCAGGAATGATTATGTTATTGCAGACGGCTCGATCAGGTCCGGCAAGACGATCGCATGTATATGCGGGTTCCTTCAATGGAGCCAGGAATCTTTTTCGGGAGAATCATTCATCATGGCCGGGAAGACGATGGGGGCGCTCAAGCGAAATGTAGTGCGCCCGATGCTCCAGATCCTGGAAGCGTGGGGATGGCCATACACATATATCCGCTCCGGTACAGAAGCAAGAATTGAGATTGGGACGAATACTTATTACCTTTACGGAGCGAACACAGAAGCAGCACAGGATGCTCTGCAGGGGCTGACGGCAGCAGGGGCATTAGCGGATGAGGTAGCCTTGTTCCCGCAGAATTTTATTGATCAGATGATAGGCCGCTGTTCGGTAGATGGCTGGAAGGTATGGATGAACTGTAACCCTGGAAGCCCATACAGTTATATCAAGACAGCGTTCATCGATAAAGCGAAAGAGAAGCATGTATATCATCTTCATTTTGTGATGGATGATAACCTGACATTGTCGGAAAAAAGAAAAGAGGCATACAAACGGTCATGGTCACCGGACTCTGTATTTTATAAGCGCTATGTGCTTGGCTTGTGGGTGGCAGCAGAAGGCATCATTTACGATATGTTCAGTGAGGCGCTGCATGTCAGACCGATCGTAAAGTTCTTCCAGAATCTTATTGACGGGAAGCGGTATGTCAGCATCGATTACGGTACGCAGAATGCGACGGCAATGCTCCTGTGGAACAAGGGGATAGATGGAGTCTGGTACTGCATCCGGGAATACTACTATTCCGGGAGGGAAAAGGGAAAGCAGAAGACAGATTCAGAATATGCCGATGATCTGGAGGCATGGCTGGAGGACACGAAGATCAGGGCTGTCATCGTGGATCCGTCAGCGGCGTCGTTCATAGCGGAACTAAGGAAACGCGGATATAAGGTCATTCAGGGTGTGAACGACGTAGAAGACGGGATAAGGCAGGTGAGCAAGCTGCTGAATCTCGGGAAGATCATGTTTGCTTCTTCATGCGAGAGCACAGTGAAAGAATTCAGTTCCTACGTATGGGATGAGAAGGCGGGAGAACGCGGAGAAGATAAGCCGGTCAAACAGCACGACCATGCAATGGATGCGGTCCGCTATTTCGTATACACGATACTCACGGACAAGACAGCCCGGATAAGGGACAAAAAGAAAGCAGGTTTGAAATAAAATGTATATCTTTACAATGCCCGCAAGCGAGTGGGATGAAAGCAATCCAAACAAGACAGCCATCCTGACGCTGATCCAGAAGCACATCAGCCATGTACCCCACCTGCAGAAACTACTGCGATATTACGAAGGGAAACATGAAATCCTGAAGGATAAGGAGAGGGCGAATAAACTGGTCTGTAATCATTCGAAGGATATAGCGGACACTGCCAGTTCCTACTTTATCGGCAATCCGGTCAGTTATAATGCAGGCGACCATGATATCAATGCGCTTACAGAGGAACTGGAGGCTGCAGGAGCGGATGAGGCTGATGGGGACAATGGCCTTGACCTGTCAATCTATGGCAGGGCCTACGAGTATATCTACACACAGACGGATGAGACAAACCTGGAGATCAAGAACCTATCTCCGGAGAACACGTTCATGGTATACGATGACAGCATTGAGCAGAGCGAGCTCTTTGCTGTTTATTACTATATCCAGAAAGACGACTCGGACACTACGGGAAGGATCCACTATATAGCGACGGTGCTCACCTGGAATTATAAGTGGGTGTTCGATATCCAGCAGATACCATCCGAGTCTTCTGTTATTTCCGGGCCGGAGCCACACTTCAAGGGAGAGATCCCTGTGGTGGAGTACCTGAATAATAAGCTGGCCATTGGAGATTATGAGCTGCAGATCCCTCTGATCGACGCATATAACGCCCTGATGTCAGACCGCGTGACGGACAAGGAGCAGTTCATTGATTCAATCCTCGCCATTTACGGGACGATCCTGTCCGATGAAGACATGGAGACGGAAGGCGATGGGGAAGGCGGCCAAAAAGCCATGAAAAAGCTGCGCAAAGAAAAGCTATTGGAAATGCCGGGAGAAGGAGCGAGGGCGGAATACCTCACCCGGACATTTGACGAAAATGGTGTTGAGGTGTTAAAGAAAGCGATCGAACAGGATATCCATAAATTCAGCCATGTCCCATGCCTGACAGATGAGGCCTTCGGCGGAAATGTCAGCGGGGTGGCGATGGAGTTCAAGCTCCTCGGGCTTGAGAACATCACGAAGATCAAGACCAGGTATTACAAGAAGGGTCTGCGCAAGAGACTGCGGATTTTTGCGAATTACATTAACACGCGGTCGAACATCCTGATCGATTCGAAACGTATCACCGCCGTATTCAGCAGGGCACTGCCAAAGAATCTGTTAGAGATCAGCCAGTATGTGGGCAACCTGAAAGGCATCGTCAGCAAAAAGACACTGATCGCACAGATCCCGTTCGTCACAGACGTGGAAGAGGAACTGGCAGCAGTAGAGAAAGAGGAACAGGAAGCCGTAGAGCGCCAGAGAGAGCTTTTTGGCGGCGAACCGAACATTCCCCCGGATGAGATGCAAAAAGGCGAAAATGAGGCTGATACGGAGGCAGAGGAGGACAAAAAGAGGGAAGAGATAGATGCCGAGTAATGCGTATTGGGAGCACCGGCAGGTCGTGGATGCATACGAAGTCTTCCAGGATGCCGAGGCGGTCGCGAATGAACTGAGGAACGTTTATTGGCGAGCGTCAAGATACATAACTGACCGGGCAAAAGATATCTTCGAGAGATTCCGCGACAAATATGGACTGACCGACAAGGCAGCCTGGCAGCTCATCAATACGATGAGAGACAGCGCATCCGTAGATGAACTGCTTCAGAAACTGGCGGGCGTCAAGCAGACAGAGAGTATAAAGGAGCTCCGCAAGCAGCTGGAGTCCCAGTCATACCGTGCACGTTTGGAGAGGTTGAAAGACCTGAACACCCAGATCGATAATGTGATGAGGAGCGTTTACAGGCAGGAGCTGTCAAGGGACACGGATTTTCTGAAGGAGCTGGCCAGCGGATCATACTATAAAGGCATCTTCCGGTTGCACCAGAGAGTGAATGCTGCATTCTCTTTCGCGCATGTAGACCATAAAGTGATAGATCATGTACTGAACATGAACTGGTCAGGGACACATTATTCGAAAAGAATCTGGAATAACACACAGAAGCTGGCGCAGACACTGAAAGAGGAACTGATCGTCAACCTCATCACTGGCAGGTCAGAACGTGAAGCCGCCGAGATCATCAACGAGAAGTTCGCAGGTGGTGCAAGCGCTGCCAGAAGGCTGATCAGGACAGAGAGCAATCACGTCTCAACAAGCATGAATTTTTCCGCATATGAGGAGGCCGGCATTGAGGAATATATGTATCTGGCCACTCTGGATCTAAAGACATCAAAAATATGCCGGAGCCTTGATGGGAACATCTACAAGGTATCCGAACGGAAAGAGGGCACGAACTGCCCGCCGATGCATCCGTGGTGCAGATCCACGACGATCGCAGTCGTAGACAGAGAGTTCCTTCAGAATGCGACTCGTTCAGCGAACGATCCGGCGACTGGCAAGACAATCAAGGTGCCGCTGACGATGAAGTATCATGAGTGGCATGAAAAGTATGTGAAAGGCAAGCAGGAAGCGGAGGCGAAGGAGAAGGCACTAAGGAACAAGGCAGTTGACAAAAAACAATATGAAAAATATCGAAGGATATTTGATAAAGATATTCCGGATTCACTGGTAAAATTCCAGGAAATGAAGTATACTGATCCCAAGAAATGGAACGAGCTGAAGAACAGAAAGCAGGAAACCATCAACGCCATGGATATTGAGACTGTAAAAAGGCTCAATGGCATGCTTGGGAACAAAGAAACACGGCTTTGGTACAAGATTCATGATGAAAGCATTCCAGGTATCATAGACACGTCCAGGAGCTTGCATGAGCAGGCGAAACAGGCACATGAACTGCGGAACGCTTATCGAACACAGGCAAGAGACCTGATGTCTGATCAGGAGAAGAGGAAACAATTAGATATAGATTATCCAAACCGTTCATTTGAAGAACTGATGAATAGAAAACAACAGGTATACAGATTGACAGGTGAGGCTGCATATAAAGATATCCTGCGAAGCAGCACAACAACAAACCGGGAATATGACAGAAAGGCAGGTCTGGATAAATGAAGATAATTACGTTAGACAGCAACACACATGTGATATATTTTCAGAATTTCGAACGGATACCGTTAAGGGAGCTGTTTCAGAAGGTTGTGTCAGAGCTTCAAAAAAATGGATGTGAGATAGGACGTAAAACAGAAGCATGTACAGCGGACATATATCCCTGCCGCTTCTTGCCGGAGGGATACAGATTTGATTTGGTTTATGATGATACCGATGATGGAACCAGCATCTGTATTCGTGAAGAGGAAGCATTTGAGAGGTTAAAGCAGATTTTTGAGTATGTTGATTAATATGATCAGTCAGAAAGGCGGTGCTATTCTCATAACGTATGAGGTCATCGAAACAAGAAACTCACGACTTTGATTGTGAGGAGCGTCAAAGCGAAAGGAGCCTCAAATGAATAATTATTTTTGTTATCTATAAAATACTCAAGGCACGGGTTTATAACCACCAGTCATAACGACCGGTGGTATTTTTATACTCATTTTCAGAAAGGAGACAAGCACAATGAAATTTGCAGAAGCACTGGAAGTGCTAAAAAGCGGAGGGGCGGTAAGACTATCCCACTGGACCGGGTACTGGAAGATGGAAGATGAGACCATCATGATGCACTGCAGGGATGGCAGTATCCTGGACATCAGGGAAACAGAGGATGTTTTCTATACACTGCAGAATATTGCATCCGAGGAGTGGGAGATCTGCGAACTGGATCCGGACGTACCGCTTCCGCTCATTCCGACCATGCGGTTCGGAGAGGCCCTGCGCAAAGCAAAAGCAGGCCTCCTGATCGCGCGCCTCGGATGGAACGGAAAAGGAATGGCAGTCGCCTACCAGCCCGGATATCCGGAAGGGATCCCCTGCAATAAGAACACATCAAAGACATGGCACATCCCGGAAGGGACTCTGTTCAAGTGCAGGCCGTATCTGCAGATGCGGTGTACAGACGGGACCTATCAGATGTGGCTTGCCTCCCAGTCAGATATTCTTGCGGATGACTGGATAATCACAGAGTAGCGAGTTGTACCGGTACAACAGCAGAAAGGAGGAACCATGTACCTGAAGGTAATCAAAGCATATGCAGACCGGCAAAAAAGCCAAAAAAAGAACAGTGATAATGATGCATCGGGAGACCGGTGCTTTATTTATGCTCCGCAACGAGGATAAACTAAACAGTCTATAAAGCAATGCCCCGGGCGCATGAGCGAATAGGGTGGGGCGGAAAGGATGAAAGATGCACTATAAAAGAATCAGAATGTTGAAGCACGCACGATTTGCGGTATCTCCGGAGGGAGGAGAACCATCAGGAGGCGGGAACGGCGGCGGATCCGGCAGCAGCGGAAACGACGGCGGAACAGACGGTGATGGAAACGAAGGAGATGACGGTGGTGGAAATGGAGGACAGTCTTTTGAAGATTTCCTGAGACAGGACGGGAACCAGGCAGAATTTGACCGGAGGGTCCAGAAGGCGATTGATACAGCAGTGTCGAACGCACAAAAGAAATGGCAGCTCATGACGGATGGCAAAGTATCTGAAGCGGAGAAGCTGGCCAAGATGACGGCTGCGGAGAAACAGCAGTATATGGAGCAGAAACGCCAGAGAGAGCTGGATGAGAGAGAAGCTGCAATCAACAGGCGGGAACTGATGGCCACGGCGAAGAACACGCTCGCTGATAAAGGGCTCCCTCAGGAACTTGCTGAAATTCTCGTATACTCCGATGCGGAGGCATGCAACAGGTCGATCGAACAGGTCGAAAAGGCATTTGCGGCAGCAGTCGAGGCATCCGTGCAGGGAAGGTTAAAAGGGGGCGACCCCATGAAGAAGGCACCGAAGATGACGCAGGAGGAAGCGCTTCGGCAGGAAGTAATGAAAGCAATGACAAGCGGATTTTAGGAGGTAAAAGGAAATGGCAATCAACACATTAGCATATGCTGTAATTTTTCAGACATCACTTGACCAGCTGGCAGTAAGGGAAGCTGTCACCGGATGGATGGAGGCAAACGCCGGCAAGGTCAAATATAGCGGCGGGGCAGAAGTAAAGATCCCGAAGATGTCGGTACAGGGAATGGGAGACTATGACCGAGATGACGGTTATACACAGGGCTCTGTCACCCTGGAATATGAGACCCGCAAAATGACACAGGACAGAGGGCGCAAGTTCCAGCTGGACGCGATGGATGTAGATGAGACGAATTTCGTTGCGACGGCCGGTGCGGTCATGGCAGAGTTCCAGCGGACCCAGGTGCTGCCGGAGATCGATGCTTATCGTCTTTCTGCGCTTGCAAAGATCGCGATCGATGCAAAAGTTGCCGGAATGGTCCAGTACGGACAGGAGATCAATGGGGCAACATCTACACTGAGAAAGGTAAAAGAAGGTATTGCAGCCATCCGTGACATGGGCTACAACGGGCCGCTGGTAGTCCATGCTACAGATACGGTGTGCATGGAGCTGGATCTTGAACTTGCCGGCAAGCTGCAGAATACGACATGGTCTCAGGGAGGCATTGATACCCAGGTGCCAATCGTTGACAATGTGCCGATCATTGCGACACCGGCGAACCGTATGGTCACGGCGATCACGCTTTATGATGGCAAGACTGCCGGACAGGAAGCCGGCGGTTATGTCAAAGGCTCAACAGCAAAGAGCGTGAACTTTGAAATCATGCCGCGCACGACGCCTCTGGCAATCTCCAAACAGGATGTGATGCGCATCTTTGACCCGTTGACGAACCAGAAGGCAAATGCCTGGTCAATGGATTACAGAAGGTATCATGATATCTGGGTAAAGGACAATGCAATGAATTCTCTGTATGTATCGATTAAGGAGGAAGAGTAATGATCCGGATGATCAAAGGTAATGTAGAGCGCATAGTGGCTTCTGAGGGAGCCGCTGCGCGTTTTAAAGCAGAGGGCTTCATCAGAATGGATGCGGAAGAATCACAGGAAGATGCAGCGCATTCTGAGGCAAAGGTGCCGGTAGAGACAGAGGAAGAGACAGCGCTGGAGAACCTGACGATCAACGAACTGCGGAAGATAGCGAAAGAGAAAGGCATCAATGGCAGTTTTTCCCTTTCAAAAGCAGATCTTCTTGAGGTATTGAAGGACGTGATGTAAGTGGCTAGACAGAAGGACATGGAACGCATAAAGGCTCTGACAGGCGAGACAGATGAAACACTCATCACTTATCTTTTGGAGGATGCCGAAGAATTTGCCCTGGCTTATACGAACCGGTCAAAGATGATTGAGGCTCTCGAAAAGCCTGTCAGGGATCTTGCGGTCATAGCATTGAACCGGATCGGCACAGAAGGAGAATCCGGGCGGAGCGAAGCGGGCGAGAGCTACAACTTCAATGATGCCCCGAAGCAGATCTACGATGTGCTGAACAGATACCGTCTTGCCAGGGTTGGAGGAAAGGTACATGAGTACAAACCGAAGGATGATGCGTAAGCGGACACAGACATTCCATCTGAAGAACCGAACGGTAAAGAAGGACCGGGAAGGGAATACCTATGAAGAATATGGTCTCCCGGTCCCGTTTACCGGGAAACAATGGCCGGCGGGCGGTAAGGTACAGGCAGAGATTTACGGAAAGAAACTCCCTTATATCCGGAACCTGAAGGTCAAAGGGACGTATGCGGTCGAACAGAGAAATGGTGTGACATACTATGTATTCTCAGACAAGCTTGCATTCGCTGAGTTGGACGGGATATGCCTGGACGTGCCGGCCGAGTCGGGACCGGACTATAAGATCATCTCGATTACACCGTATGAACCGCTCAGAATGGAGGTGGAACGACGATGAAGGTAACAGGGCTCGATGAACTGGCTGAAAGATTTGAGAAAGCTTCCACGGCAGACTTGTCGAACGCAGTCAGGAAGGCGATCCTGCATGTACAGGCAATGGCCAAAGCAAATGTAAGGACTGCATCCGGTGAGCTGAAGGGCTCGATTCTGACAGAGGTCAAAAGTACATCGAACTCTGTCACGGGGATATGTTATACCGACAATGAGCATGCCGTGTATGTCGAGTTCGGGACCGGCCCAGTCGGGCAGAAGAACCATGCCGGGATATCGCCGGAAGTGCATCCGACCTATCATCAGACAGGATGGATCATACCACCTGACGCCATGAGTGAAAGCCAGGCGGAACACTATGGGCTGCTCGTCTTAAAGAAAGAGGATGGCACCATCGTAGGATATGCGACGAATGGCCAGCCGGCAAGGCCGTTCCTGTATCCGGCACTGAAGGATCACAAGGATGAATGCATGCAGATTATAAGAAAGGAACTCAGAAAGCAGTTATGAAAAATATCAAAGATCAGGTCTATAGTGCCCTTTGCAGGGCATTTGGAGAAGAATATATAACAGACCAGTATCCATCGAACTGGGTGAATCTTCCGGCTGTCCAATACACAGAAGAAGATAACCACAGTTATGAACGGACGAGTGAGGGCGAGACAAAATCTTATGTCCGCTATCGGATCGATATCTGGGATAACCGCTCAACATCTGAGGCAGCCATTAAAGTGGAGCAGGCGATCGGTTCCCCTATTGAAGGAGCACGGATGGAAGGAGTAGAACCTTTCGGGCTTAGCCGGACGGGTTGCCAGGACGCACCGGATCCTTCCGGGCTCAAACACAAAGTCATGCGCTATGAAGGAATCATAGACCTTGAAAGTGATTATATTTATTGGACAAATTAAACAGGAGGTAGAAACATGTTAGCAAATGGAGCAACGCTTGGTTACAAGGAAAAAGGAGGAACAGAGAACACATTTACAGACCTTCCGGGGCTGAAAGAGATCCCGGAACTTGGAGTGAATCCGGAGAAGGTGGAAAATACCTGCCTTACAGATGCGAACAAAATGTACGAACTTGGAATCGGGGATCTCCCTGATATGGTATATAAGTACAAGTATGATAACTCAAAGGCTGACTCTCCGTATCGAAAGATGCGAGGATATGAGAAGGCAGGTACAGTGCTGACCTTCCAGGAGAAGCTCAAGGACGGATCCACGACACAGTATGATGCACAGGTATCCGTGAAGCGTACTGGCGGTGGAGTAAATGGTGTCATTGAGTTCGACCTGAGCATGATCGTGCAGTCAGAATTTACATTCACGGACCCGGTGTAAGAAGGAGGATAAGAACATATGGTGAATACAATTGGCGGAGGACTGGATGAGGAGATCATGGTCCAAAAAGAAGAGAAAGTGGTCGAATTCGAGGAGAAGAAGACCCGCAGGCCATGCCATTACTGGACGGTAGATGGGCACGATTACAAGCTGAAACTCACAACCCGCACGATCGAACAGGTAGAGCGGAAATATGGCAGAAACATTCTGACTTTGGTATCAGACGACGGAGTGCCGCCATTATCTGTCATGCTCACAATCATCCAGGCTGCGATGACAAAGTGGGAGCACGGGATCAGTTATCATAAGATTCAGGATCTGTTCGATAAGTGGGTCGAAGATGGTGGTAACCAGGTTACCTTCCTCAGTGAAATCGTCATGCCGACACTTGCGGTATCCGGTTTTTTTACGGAGAAACAGGGGGAGTCAATGCAGGAGGAAATGGCGAACATGGACGAAATGCTGTAGTCAACCTTGTTTCAGACAGCATCAGCGCATTGTATGAACCGGCACTGGATGCAGGGATAAAGCCATCTGAATTCTGGGAATATTCGCCGGGAGAGATCATGGACCTCATAGAGAGCTATGCCAGGAAAGAGACCCGGAAAGCCAGGGAACAGGTGAACCGGATGTTCATCCATGCAGAGGTTGTAAGAAGGTATCTGTTCCCGGGAGAAGGCGTCACAGAACCGCCGCATCCATGGGAGTATTACCCAGAACTATTCTCAGAGGAAGCTGTACATTACACAGAGCAGCGGGAGCAGGTCGAGTTTGCTGATTACAAAGTGCAAAGAAGAGCTATGTTCAAAGAATATAACAGACGGAGGCAGCAGGGCGTGTGACCATGCCGCCTCCGCGTTGAGGAACGATTATGGGGACAGAACTAGAAAGAATCAAGGTCGAGATTGACGCCAGTACGGCACCGATGAAAAAAGCATTTTCGGAAGCTGTGAACATTACGAAAAAAGTAAAAACACAGATTCAGGAGGCCATGAACCAGACAAAGGCAAACATGCAGATGTCTCCGAATGTAGACACAGAAAAGGCAATGAGCGCAATACAGAAGCTCCGGCTTGCCTGGAAGACATATATGGCAGATGCAAAAGTGGCAAGTGGCTATTTTGAGTATACTGACGAGTACAAGATTCTTGCTTCTGACATTCTGACAGCATCAGAGAAATTGGAAGAACTGGAAGGAATGAAGAAGAGGGTAGCAATGTATCAAGGGACGGATTCTGCAGAGTATAAAGAACTGGCGGAGCAGGCCAATGGGGCAAGCGAAGAGCTGGAAGGACTGTACCGTATGCTGAACAAGGTGCAGAAAGAGGCTGGGTTCACTCGTTTCACCGGTGGTCTTGCTATGTTAAGGAGGCTCGCGAATGCGGTAGGAACCGTATCGAAGAAACTCGGACAGCTGGCAGGCGGAGCAATCAGGAAGGCCTCAGGAGCGTTCGCTTCCCTGATCAGGAGGATGTTCTCTGCAAACTCATTATTGGGGAACTTCTTTAACCGGGGAAACGGCGGGAACCTGTTACAAAGGCTTGGCAGGACTCTGCTCATGGTGGATGCTCTGAAGATGGCATTCCAGCAGTTAAAGAAAGTCTTCGACTGGGTAAAAGAGGGAATCAAAGAGGGCCTCTCAAACATGGCTGCGGCTATGCCGACGGGAGAACTTGCCCGGAATATGAATACGCTAAAGGCATCTGTTGCACAGCTGAAGAATTCACTGGCAAGCGCAGCAGCACCAATCTTCAATGCGTTAGCACCGGCACTGAATGCCCTGATACAGCTTGCGATAAAGGCTGCAAATGCCGTGGGCATGCTGTTTGCGGCGTTGACCGGGAAGAAGTTCGTTGCAGCGACATCGGGAGCCTCAGCGGCAGCAGGAAGCGTAGGAAGTATCGGGTCTGCAGCCGACAACGCAAATGCATCCGCAGAGAAACTGAAAAAGACGCTCATGGGATTTGATGTCATTCAGAAACTGGATGATAACGACACTTCCGGAAGCGGTGGATCCGGCGGCGGAGGTGGTGGAGGTGGTGCCGGCGGCGGTCTGATGGGAGGCTTTGAGGAAGTACCGATTTCCAACCAAATCAAAGAATTTGCAGACAAGATCAAAGAAGCCTGGAAAAATGCGGATTTCACAGAGATTGGTACAATAGTCGGCACAAAATTGAAGAACGCGCTGGAGAGCATTCCATGGGATAAGATTAAGACCACATGCAATAAGGTGGCAAAATCGGTTGCGACATTTCTGAACGGCTTTTTTGAAACACCGGGCCTGTTCACGGTCATCGGGGAGACTGTCGCAGAAGCTCTGAATACAGAATTTGGGGCTCTGAATATGTTTGCCACGAATTTCCATTGGGACAGCTTCGGAAAGGCAATCAGTGACAGTATCAATGGATTTTTCCGGAAATTTGACTGGAAACTTGCCGCAGACACGTTCTCTAACCTGGTGAAAGGTATCGCCACATCCATAGCCACGGCATTCGAAAATGTGGACTGGCGGGAACTTGGCCGCAAGGTAAAGGAGTTCTTCAAAAATATCGACTGGAATGGAATCGCCGATAGTGTCTTTGAAGCGATCGGAGCAGCTCTTGGAGGCATCGTTTCATTTATTGTAGGGCTTTTTGAGGACGTTCCGGGTGCAATCAAGAATTTCTTCGCAGAACATATAGCGGAGGCGAAAGAAGCCGGAGGAAGCGTTTTACAGGGCATCCTGCAGGGGATCCTGGATGCACTCAAGAACATCGGGACATGGATTAAAGAACACATCTTCGATCCGTTTGTAAAAGGATTTAAGAAAGCATTTGGCATAGCAAGTCCAGCCAAGGAAATGAAGCCGCTTGGTGAATATGTCGTTCTTGGGATTCTGGAAGGGCTTAAGAATAAACTGAAAGACATTATCCAGTGGTTCCTTGACCTGCCAGGCAAGATCAAGGAAAAACTTGGAAATGCGAAAGACTGGATCAAGAACATCCTGTTTGGGAAATCCAATGAAACTGATTTGGGCGACCATACTGCAAAAATCAATCTGATTCGGAAACTAAAGAATGCACTTACGTCATTCCTATCTTGGCTCAAAGAAAAGATTTTTGGGAAAACAAACGCAGGTACTGAAACCGACTTGGGAACACATACAGGGAAGATCTCTTTGGCAAGGAAACTTGCAAATGTGCTCAGTAAGTTTACGGATTGGGTAAAAGAAAAGATTTTCGGGTTGGGGAAAACGAACCAATCTGAGACATCACTGGAACACACTGCACGCATCAAGCTTGTCCCAAAACTTGCAGACGGTTTAGGGAAATTCAGTGACTGGCTCAAGAAGAAACTTGGTATATCTGAAGGGAAGACAGATGCAGACGCCACCATTGGCAGAAAGAAAGGCTGGAAGATTGGAACGTTTGCCTCTTGGATTTCCGGAACTTCGAATGGGGAGTTCATTTCCGGAGCAAAAGCAGCGATTGATAGGAAGAGAGGCTGGAAGATAGGTACATTCGCGTCATGGATATCAGGGGCGTCAAATGGAGAATTCTACTCCGGGGCAAAAGCATTAATCGGAAGAGAAAAAGGTTATAAACCCGGTACATTTGCTCAGTGGATTTCCGGGAAGCCTAATGGGCAGTTTAACTCTGGCGCATCCGCCGGCATTGGCAGGTATTATGCTTGGACGCCCGGCACATGGAGAAAATGGATTACCGGAAAAGAAGATGGAAAATTTAATTCTGGTGTCTCTGCAGGCATCAGCAGACATATCGGTTGGAAACTTGGCACGTGGAGAACATGGATAACTGGAAGAACTGACGGAAAGTTTAATTCTGGTGTTTCTGCAGGTATTGGCAGGTATTATGCTTGGACGCCCGGCACGTGGAAAAAATGGATTACCGGCAGAGATGACGGTCGTTTGTATGGTACCAATGCTATGGTCGGCAGAGCCCTTAATCCTGGAATTAACTGGTCATGGGGCGGTTGGATGAAAATGATAACCGGTAGCCCAAAAGGACAGGTTGGCGGTATCAACGGTGTGGTATCAGGCAAATTTGTAGGTGGAAACACAAATTGGTCTTGGCAAGGGTGGATGCAGACAATTACAGGTAAATCCAGTGGTCAAGTGTCTGGTATAGGCGCGGTTGTAAGCGGGAAATGGGTTGGCGGTAAAGAAAACTGGACTTGGAATGGTTGGATGAAAACCATTACAGGCAGATGGGATGGTATTATTTCTGGCATCACTGCCGTTGTGAGTGGGAAAATCAGAGGAAATGCCGAGGGTGGCGTACTTACATCTTTTGGTTGGCAGCCCATTCAGAAATATGCAGCAGGTGGATCCCCGGGAATGGGACAGATGTTCATCGCAAGAGAGGCAGGTCCGGAGCTGGTAGGAACACTTGGAGGAAACACAGCGGTCATGAATAATGACCAGATTGTGGCCAGTGTATCAGCTGGCGTATACAAAGCAGTTATATCAGCACTTGCAATGCTGCAGCCGGCTAAAGGCGGCACACCAATCGAACTGCATGTTTACGTCGGAGGAAAACAGGTAACGGACTACGTGGTTAAGGACATTAATAACAGGACCCTTGCAAGCGGACGGAGCCCGCTCATTCAAACGTAGGAGGATAGGATGGCTACACTGATTATCAATGCCGGTTCGAAGGAATTTTCAAAAGAACCGGCATTCCGCGGGGTGACGGAATCGATCGAAAAAATATGGAGCAGTAATACGGGGAGGGTGTCCACAGGCAAGATGACAGGCGACTTGGTCGCCATAAAGAAAAAACTTGTCATAAAATACCCGCCCCTTACGGATACGGAGAGACAGAAACTTGAGAACGCTGTTGCGGATGCGTTCTTCTCGGTCACATACAAAGGCAGGAAATATACCATGTATGCAGATTCTCCTGTACTTAACTTATATTCGATGGCAGCAGGACTTCCCAGATATGAAGGCGCAAGTCTGACTCTGGTGGAGCAGTAGGAGGCAGGTATGATAGAATCATCCACATTATTTGACGAAAAGCTGAAAGAGGATGCGCGCAGTTTCCTTGCACGGTTTTGCGTCAATGGAACAGAGGTGTCAGGAGATGTCGTGACGATTACAGTGAACAAAGGCTCCTGCGGATCATCTGATTTTGCTCTGGGCACAATCTATTGCCCATACATAGAAGCAATGTTAGATGGATGCAATGAGGAACTGGAGGGGAAAGAACTTCTCCTCCAGTTCGGTATATTATCGAACGGAGATTTTTTCAATCCGGAATATGAATTCATAGATATCGGGTTCTTCACTGTCGGGGATCCGGAAGTTGGAAGATACCGGTATTCTTTCACTGCTTATGGCCGTCTTGCAACAAGGTTCAACGGGACATATACGTCTGGGGATGCTTTTCCCAGGACGATTGGCGATGTGATAGCAGATTTGCAAGCACAAACAGGAGTGTCAATCACTGTTGCAGATATAGACACGAATGGCTTGATCACAAAGGACTTGGTCGGAATCCGGCATATTGAGGTGCTGAGCAGCATATGCGAAGTTCTCGGAGCTTATGCAACGGAAGACAGCAGAGGCGGCGTGGTGATAGCCAGATATTCCAACATAGGGGAATATCCAATCGATGGGTCACGGCATGTAGAAGAACCGACATTTGCAGATAATCCATATGTTTTGAACGGGATCACTTGCAGAGGTGATACAGATTTCGTATATGGAACCGGAAAATACGAGTATTCCAGCAAATACATGACACAGGAATTGTTTGATGCCATGACAGCTGTAATAGGAGGCTATAGCTATAATCCTGGTACGATACACATATCCATGGGAGATCCAAGACTTGAACCGTGGGACACAATCCTGTATACGGACAGTACTGGAAGGCAGCTATATGTACCGTGCATGTCTATTACACATTCCTTTGATGGCGGATTGGCGACTGACGTTTCTGCGCCGACTGGAAGTAATGAGGATGCAGGAGGAAAGTTCTTCAGAGGAATGATTACTCGGGAAATCATTGAACAGATGCAGGCTCGTATGGATTCCGGAGAATTCAAAGGAGAGGATGCGACAGTCCTGCGCATTGATTCCTCCCGCGGAACGGTATTTAAGAACAATGCCGTATCGACGGTGTTATCCGTTACTATATTTCACGGGTCATACCAGATTAAGGACAAAGACATGCTGGCGGAAGTATTTGGGCCAGGAGCTTACTTGGAATGGTCATGGCAAAGACTCGACGATGACCGCTTTGGCATTATATCGTCGGATGATTCAAGGCTGAGTGATGGCGGTTTCAAATTAACTCTGTCACCATCTGACGTAGATGTGAAAGTAACATTTCAATGCAAATTTATAGTTTAGGAGAAATAATGTATTATGGCAGTAAAATCATCAGATCAGATCACCATATTAGATGTAACTGACGCGTATACAGTCATTTTGACAAGTGATTCATACACGTTTCCTGGGACCACCAGCACAGCAAAGGCCGGAAGCACTACTACGCAGATTATTGCAATGCGCGGCCCTGAACAGGTGCCTGCCACAGTGGATCTGACAGAGATTACAAAGCCGAATGGAGTGACAATAACAAAAGATAATGACGCGACATCACCGACCCTTACCATCTCTGTCACCACTTCGGTTACGGCAGCAGGAAATGTAAAAATTCCTGTCCACATAGAGGACGTGACATTCGAAAAGGTTTTCTCATTCGGCATTGCATTTACTGGAGCGCCGGGGACAGGAGCCACGAATGTGCTGACCGGTAGTGATTCTGTGAGCATCCCATGTGACAAAAACGGGAACACATCAGGGACGATGAATATCACAATACCATTTGCCGGCTATCTTGGAGCTTCAAGAAAAGCATGCACGCTTACGGATCCGACTCTTCCGAGTGGAATGACAAAGAAATCTAATACGGACGCGACAACATCTGCAGACGGTTCGTATGTGATTACAGTAGCATCCGGGAGCAATCTTGGAGGAAATGCCAGTGGAGAGATCACGCTGACATTCACCTGTAATGGACAGACCTTTGTGAAGAAGTTCTCATGGGCGAAGTCGCTGACCGGAGCGACCGGAGGAAAAGGTGATCCGGGAAACAATGGGACATCTGCGACATCCATCGTCTGTGGGAATGAAGCCGTCACAATTGCATGTGATAAAGACGGGAAAACGAAGGCGGCATCAACTATTGTTATCCCGTTTGCGGGCTATATTGGAACATCCAGAGCTGCCTGCACAGTTGCATATTCCACGCTGCCGAGTGGGATTACTTTGGCTTCCGGAGGGAATAAAGCTGCTACAACATCTGCAGATGGATCCCTTACATTGAATGTCGCTGCTGGTTCAAATCTGGGAGCCAATGCAACCATGACCGGCGAGATCACGTTGACATTCACCTGTAACAGCCAAACCTTTGTAAAAAAGTTTTCATGGGCAAAATCCCTGACAGGAGCGACAGGCCAGAAAGGGGATAAAGGAGAAACCGGCGATGCGGGAGCCGATGCGATCACGATGGCCATAGAGTCGTCAAATGGCATCATCTTCAAGAACACATCAATTGTGACGACATTGACCGCGCATATCTATAAGGCAGGGCAGGAAGTCACAGGGAGCGATCTGACAGCTCTTGGAACTATTAGGTGGTATAAAGACGGCGGCAAGACAGCAGTGGCTACGGGGCAGTCGTTGACTATCAATGCCGGAGATGTAACCAACCGTGCAAACTTTGAGGCAAGATTGGAGGCATAATATGCAGATCGAGTGCATTTCCAGAGAGGAAGGTGATGGTCATGATCCTCGCCAGCAATAGCATAACATTGTCAGCAGTGGTGGATGTAAAAGCAACATACAGATATTACTTGATTCAGTCCTCTACGATGGCAAAACCTCAAAAACCGACGACAAATCCACCAGCATCAAAATGGGATGATACCGAGCCCACGTATACACAGGGTGGCACGAACAGCCTGTATTTTGTTGATTTGACTGTTTTTTCCGATGGAACCTGGTCTTATTCAGAGGTTTCACTTGCAAGCTCATATGAGGCCGCAAAGGCTGCTTATAACAAAGCTCAGGCGGCACAAGAGAGCGCTGATGCACTGAACACATGGGTTAACCTATCCGGAAAGCCAATGTACAGCATGGTATGCAAATGGACTGATGAAGCTGTCGGTGATAAAACAGAAATCAATGGTGGCTGGATTAAGTCAAAAACCATCACAGTGGAGCAATTGGCGATTGGTAGTTTTAATAACCTGGTCACAGTCAATGAAAACATACCGAACAGCGGAGTGTCAGACAGGAGCAATTTCGAATCAGTGATCGATGGAGCTGCCATTGTGAAAGGCAAAGCCGGCTCTGCGTATATGCAGTTAAACCCAAGGATGGCGAATGTTTTTGAACTGGGCGATACGGTCTATTTTAAGTTTACGATCAGAGGGTCTGCATCAGGCAAGGTCAAGATTGGCATTTATGGATACAATGAGATCGCGGATATCAACTCAAATGGCGGAATACTGTCGAGTGAGTTTGCTGTAAGCACCACAGAGCAGACGTTCTCCGGAGTGCTGGCATTTCCTGCTGATGCGGCGGCAACATCATCAGCTTATAAAGTT